TAGCATCCTACAAAGCCAGAATGTATTTATCAATCACCACTGGAGCGGATAAGTCGAAGATAAATCCAGACAATATAGAAGATTATATCAACAATACGAGAAAGGCTTTAGATAATCTTACAGAAATCAGGGGAGCACTTTCCACTGTTCATGTATCAGATATTGCTAGACAGACCTATGAAGAAATTCTAGCAAGAACTAAAAATCCAGGAATTAGGGGAATAACTTGGGGACAAACTCTTCTTGAATTGGATAAGGCTACTGGAGGGAAATGTGCGGGAGATTTGATGGTGGTTTCTGGAAGACCTGGTGCGGGAAAAACTGCTTTGGTATGTAACTCCGTTTTGGCAGACGGTTTGGCAGGAGTTCCAACCTTATTGATAGAGAGAGAAATGACTAATCAGCAACTAATGGAAAGACTGATTGCCATTGATACTGGAATTCCAAATACAAATATTCGTTTAGGAGTCTTAAATCAGGGGCAGATTGATTCGGTATACGCGTCCATAGGAAAGATAAAGAAGCTTCCAATCTATCTAGACTCCAATTTCCTAGCCAATGACTCTTATTATTTGGAAGCTACGGTTAGCAAATTTAGGAACAAGCACGGAATTGAAGTGGTTTATCTGGATTACGTGCAGTTGGTTACAGACAGGGATGACAATCAAACGCAGGAAATAGGAAAGATGACCCGCCTCTTCAAACTTATGGCTAACGATAAAAAAATTTGTAGTATTATTCTTTCACAACTAAATAGAAAAGTAGAGGAAAGAGAAAACAAAAGACCTCTTCTTTCTGATTTGAAAATGTCAGGCTCATTGGAGGAGGATGCTGATTTCGTGGTTGGATTGTACAGGGATGAATACTATAATCCTGAAACCAAGTATAAAAATTTAATGGAATACATAATTCTAAAACATAGAAATGGACCTCCTGGTACAGTAACCTTGAAGTTTGATGGTCCTTCTAATAGGATAACAGACTCATGATAGAAGTAAAAACTACAGGAGAGCTAAAAGGAAATATTCTTTTTTTCAAGAATACTCCTACATGGAAAGAGCAATTAGCTATATATGCAGAAAGAGTGGGCATAATACCTAATTATTACTATATACAGAAAATTGAAGGTGGTGTGGTTCTAGTAAGCTACCCTGTCAAAAAAACCCTTCTTACTTTGGATGGGAGCATAAAATATGACCTTCAAGAATAAAAGAAAAGGCTCGGATTTTGAAAGGCTGGCTGTAGAAATTCTTTCTCAGCTTATAAACGAAAGCGATTGGAAAAGAATTCCAGGTAGTGGGGCTTTAGGTACGTCTTTGAATGAACCATTACTGACTTCTGATGTTAGAGGAAAAGTTAAATCCATTTCTAAAAGCTTCAAGGTAGAATGTAAGACAGGATATGGAGGGTCTAAACAGTTCGCTTTAAAGAAGGCGTGGCTGGATAAAATAAAGATGGAGGCTGACGCCTCTTATTCCATTCCAATACTTATGGGAAAGTTTGCTGGAGCCAAAGAAGGCTCGAAGGTGTTTATGACTATGGATGTGGAGGTTTTTGCTTTGCTGGTAAATGAAATTACTAGGCTAAAGAAAGAATTGGATACTGCAACTACAGTAACTATTTAAAGGATAAAATGAATTCAAAACTCGATTGGCAATCTGTAAAGACATTTTATAAGGAACATTTTGGAATTGATGGGTGGGTTGTAGAACTATTCGCAAACATGGACATCCTTTTACTTTGTGTGTCTGGAGTAAGTAATAAGCATATAGAGGAATTTCTTGAGTTGCCTTTTGAGGAGATTCATGAGGTAGTTAGTTCTACCTTCCTGTTCGATGGCTGGATTGATGACCTTCCACTAAATCCGTATAAAATTTATAATGATGTAGGAGAAAAGGAATTTATCAAAGAAGCACAACTGGCACTTGTCTCTTATGTAAAATTTCGGGATATTTTAGACCTTGATGATATACTGGTAATGTGCAAAACCATGAAAGATATAGAAGGGAAGATAAACGATGAGTGGGTTTGAGAACGATGTAATCTCAATTCTTAAGACTGAAAATTTTCTACACAGAGAAGCCATAGGTTTTATTGTAGACAGTGGAAATCTTCTAGATGAATTATATAAAAGAAATCTTCCCGTAACTGGAATTGTAAATGGTATAGACAAGTTTGATTATATAGTTCTTCCTAGCAACAGGGTAAATGTAAGAAGGTTATTTAGGGTCTTGTCAGAACTCAGAAATGATGGTATAATCATACTAGAATTAACTGGACTTAAGGACGAGCATCAATTTCAGAAGAAATATGTCAGCATGTTTGCTGGATTTATAGCTACGAAAGTAAGATACGAGGAGAGAACATACATGGTAATACATTCAGGAGTAGATTATGGAAACTAATGCAAAGAAATTGCTGGAACAGATACCGGACTGGTCGGACTTTATGAAACTGGCGGACGAGATAAAAATTCTATCCTTTAGTCGAATGTCTGTAGAAGCCAGAATAAAAGCCAAAGAGTCTGATGGTTTCAAAATTGTAATGTCAGATGAAAAATACTTTGTAAGCGGAAAGCCGGTAGCAGTTTCCTATTATGACAATGCTTACAAGTATCCGGGACTTGAAGGAGAGCTTCTTCCTATAAGAGAAGAGTATGCTAGACTATCTTCGGAATTGGAGCAAAAAAGAATTCAATACGAAATCTATAAACAAATGTTGGATGTTTGGAGGACAGTTAGTGCCAATGAAAGAAGTGTGGTATAATGTCTGTATATCTATCAGCATCAAGCATTTCAGATTTTATACGATGTCCTCAAAGAGTTTTGTATAGGTTTACAAAGCAGTTTCCAGAAGTGCCAACCAGAGAAATGAAGGTGGGAAAGGTAGTTCATTCTGCCCTGGAGCGTGGATGGAAAGAAAGGGGAATGGCTTTGGCAATAGCAAGGGGAGAAGGAAATTTTTTAAATCTTAACAGAATAGATATGCAGAACGTTGAATTTTTCATAGACATGTTTTTTTTGAATTTCAGAGATAGAGTAGGAGAGGGGGATAAAATAGAATATTCTTTCAAACTTTCATTGTACGATGATGTGTTTCTGGTTGGAAAGATGGACAGAATTTCAGCAGGAAATATCTATGATTGGAAAACAAAATCCAACCCCCCTAAAAATCTTGAGAATGATGTTCAATGTATAATTTATGATTATGCTTATAGAACAATGATAGGGAAAGCACCAAACAGTATTTGTGTAGCTTCGCTGTCCAAAGGTAATTTGATACCCTATAATGGCAGTAATGAGCTATTTGTAAAAGAGATATTTAAGAATATAATACCAAGAATGATAAAGACAGTTAAAAGTGAGTCATACGAAAGATTGGGACTATTCAACGGAAGCTGTTATAAATGCCCATACAGGGAGGGATGCTTGGGGAAAGGAGCCAGCAATGTCGTGGATAGTCCAGAACCTTTTGACGAATAGTTTGAAAATTCGTTCCGAGGCTGATATAGAATCGGATGAATTCAATGACCTGCTTCTTATAGAGAAAGCGGTACAGGATTTGAAAAAAATGGGAACGCTCACAGAATATGAGATTTCCCTTATAGAGATGCTAAGTGATGGAAGTTATAAAAAGGATGTAAGCAGGAGTCTCGGTAAGAACAGAAGAGTTATTATTAAAAATTTCGATGCCGTGTGCGATAGGGTAGCCTTCTATCTTGGAGGTTACTTTACAGACGAGGGATATATTCACTATATCGCCAAGAAGTATAAACTCGAGGACGAGAAAGTGGAAGCTATCAGAGTCTTTATAAAGAGCAAGCATAGACATAGAAATATAAAAAGAAAGTTTGTTGAAAACAAGGAGACCCTATAATGAATTTAACAAAAAATCCAATTACCTTTAGATGCAAACACAGACACTCGGCTTTTTCACATCCAGAGTGCTATAAGAAATTTCTAAAAGGTGAGGATACGCCTAAGATTAGATTGCCAAAGGTACTTATCTTCGATATTGAAACATCACCGTTACAGGCATATGTTTTTCAGAAGAGTGTGTGGAAGGGCAATGTAGGCTCTGACCAGGTTATATCTGAATGGTTCATGTTGACATGGAGTGCAAAATGGCTCTTTGGAGACCAAATCATGACAGACAGACTGACAGGAAAAGAAGCAAAGAACGAAGATGACAGTAGAATAGTAAAAAGCCTTTGGAAACTGTTTGATGAATCAGATATAGTAATTGCCCATAATGGCGATTCCTTTGATGTTCCAAACATGAATACAAGATTTGTAGTAAACGGACTTACTCCACCAAGTCCTTATCAAACAATTGATACCAAAGTAGTAGCTAAAAAGCAGTTTGGATTTACACACAATAGTTTAAATGGTTTGGCAAAATTCTTTGGTCTTCCAGAAAAGAAGGAGACCGATTTCGAGTTGTGGAAGAAGTGTGTGGAGGGGGATGAAAAAGCTTTAGCATATATGCAGGAATATAATATAGGGGATGTAGAAACCCTTGAAGAATTATATGTAATTCTTCGTCCCTGGATAAAGGGGCATCCGAATTTGGGATTGTATGTGGAATCAACAGAGCCTGTATGTCCTAACTGTGGAAGCTCAGAGGTTGAAATGCTGGAGAATAAGTTCTCTTATACTCTGGTAGCGAAGTATCCTCTGTTTAGATGCAAATGTGGGGCTTATGGGAGAGTAAGAAAATCGGTAACTTCCAAAGAAGTAGGAAAAAAGTTAATCGTAGGTCTTAGCAAATAAAGGAGAAAAGGAAATGAATAACGGTTTAAAACAGAGAATTTTTTCACAGGAAACTGCTGGAAAGCTATCAGACGATGGATATTGGACTTTGACTGTGGAGATTAAAGAAAGAGATACTCTTGATGGAATAAACTGGAGAGAGGAGAGGGTAGTAGCACAATCCATAGATACCTCCTTCGATGATGCACACAAGACAGCCTTACGTTCTGTATTACAACAGATGAACTCTATTGTTTACTCAAGAGGTTTTGATAGTTTGATTGATGCTGTAGAGTCCCTGAAAGAAGCTACAGATGAACAAGTTGCTACAAAAGAAACTAACTCTAACTAAAATTCCCAATTTGGATTTAATAGTAGTAAGGCAGGGAGCAGGTACTAGATTTTTTGTGTCTGCTCCTGACTCCTTTATTATTGATAAGTATGGAATGAAGGAGCTTATAAAAGGAATGATAAGCGTAGGATTTATAACCGAGGTTGATTTTCACAATATCATAAAGGAGTCAGTAAATGAGAACTAGGAAAACCGTAGTGATTTTAATATCAGGTCTTGCAGGAACTGGAAAAACTACAGTATCAAATATATTATGCAAGGAATTGGAACCTTTGAACGAGTTTTCTTCTACAAAGTATTCCTTCGCTCAACCTATTAAGTATATAGCAAAAGCCTTCTTCGGTTGGGATGATAGAAAGGATGCGAAGGGAAGAAGGTTATTGCAACAGTTGGGCTTTATTGGAAGAGAGTATAAAGAATCTATTTGGGTAACACACATGTTCAATCGTCTGGATAAAATGCAAATGCTTCCATATAATTTTGTAATAGTAGACGATTGGAGATTTGTAAACGAAGCGGCAGAGATAGCTAAAAATCCTCTCATGACTGTGGTTACAATTAGACTTATAGGACGAAGTTCATCTATTGATGAACTTGAGCTAATGAATGATGTATCTGAAACCAGTTTACCGAATGCCAAAGATGAATTTCTTACCTATCAAGAATCTAGTTTTTATAATTTTATAATTAATAACGACCAAGATTTGGAATCCCTGGAGTATAAAGTAAAAGGGATGTTTGAACAGATAAAACAAGTATATGTAATTGAATAAGGAGACCCCATAAATGAAGTTAATCTTCCCCCCATTTTTCTATGTGAAAGCCTTCTGGCAATCCGTGTCATTTATTCTTGCTGGAGTAGCAGGACTTTTGACAGTGTTCGGATTGCTAGACCCAAAATATGCCCTGGATGCAGGAGTGTTTCTAACCTTCTTCCTGGGAATTTTGAAGTTCTTTGATGTAGAGCCACAGGTTCGTTTGTTTTTGGAAGCAAGAGCTTTGGCTTTAAAGAATAAGAAAATCAAAAAATAAGTTTATTACTTAGACAATTAGCCGAGACGAAAGTCTCGGCTTTTGTCATTTAACCTGCTAAAATGCACAAGAAATCAAAAATTATGGTAAAATTAGTATATAAAATTGAAGGAAGGTTTTGAAAATATGGAAGAATTCGATGATATAGAGCTAGATGATGGTCTTTCCTACGAGAATTCCGAGGATAAGCAGGTCAAAGCCAAGAAGGGTAAGCTGGCTAGACTGAAAGGGCTTAAGCAGTATAGAGGACTTTCGAGCGAAGAGTTCGATAAAGTCATGGCTCAGAAGGCTTTAGGTATAGATATTTCCGAGGAGTTTGAGAAGAGAATTGCAAATAAGATGCAGGAGTTTGACAATGACTATGACCTTTCGGATTTAAAAATAAATGATAAGGATATTCTAAGAGCACTTATTCAAGCACAGATTACTCTGGAAGATTACGAGCAATTTCAATTCAAGGTTCGTTCAGCAGGAATTTCAGAAGCTAACGTTATGGCTAATGAAAAGCTACAGAGAGCCATGTCAGACCTTAGAGATGATATAAGCAAGTTGCAGAATGACCTTAACATAACAAGAAAGATTAGAAAATCTGACCAGGACGTATCTGTTCTGACTTATATAGATGGGCTAAAGGAAAAGGCAAAAAAGTTTTATGCAAGCAAAATGTCTTATATCTTTTGTCCTAAATGTAATATGCTTTTAGCAACTGTCTGGACATTATATCCAGAAAATGAAAGAAACAAAATAGCTCTTATATGTGAAAGAATTCTCGATGATGGCTCCAAATGTGGGGAGAAGATAATCATAGGAACTAGGGAACTCTCGGAAAAAAGAGGCACTAATAAGAAAGAAATTACACCTGAAAGTATGCTATAGAAAGGATTAGGATTAGGAATATGAGCATTGAGACTAAAACACCTGGAATACTAATAGACGAGCTTATTACAACGGACATGAAATGTTTTATGGCGCAAGAAAAAATATTTGATGAGAGACTGACAAAAGAGCAGAGATTTCAGGCTTCGCAGGATACACACGCTTTAAATGCTAGACGCAATAAACTTATTAGAGCATTAGATAAAATATTTGGATTTGAGGACGGCTCCCCAACAAGTAAATCCTACGATAAGGATAGATAATATGATACGGGATTTAGGATATGAAACAGAAGGTCATGCTGAGTTTGTAAAAGACCTGTTCCCAAAAGATTTTAAAGGGGTATGTGTGGACATTGGAGCACATGACCCTTTGTGGATTAACAATAGTTGGATTTTTGAACGGAGTGGGTGGGATACTTATTGTATAGAACCTAATCCACATTGTATTCCAAAACTAAAACAGTATAGAAAGCATGTAATAGAGTACGCTGTTAGCGATAAAAATGAAGATGGGGTAGATTTTTTTATTTGGAAAATTCCAAACGATTATGCGGGAACATGGGGGGAGGCTTCTGAATCTGGTTTAATAGACAAACCCTTTATGAACAACAAATTTGAAACAAGAATTCAGGTAAATGTTCGTACTTTTGAGTGGTTAATGGAAAATGAAATAAAACAAAACCATATAGATTTTCTTACTATAGATGTAGAAGGCTCTGAAATGAAAGTTCTATCCACTTTAGATATAAACAAATGGAAACCAGTGGTGGTAGTAATTGAAAATTATCATAAAGAATCAGAACAACGTACATGGTTTGAAGAGCGTGGCTATACTTTCGTTAAACGAATACATCTGAATGATATTTATGTAGATAAAGAAGGAATGGAAAAGTGTCTAAGTGCATCTCAACCTTCTATATAGACCACATTGATGAGCACAATCGGATGCTTAAAACTCTTTTGCATTTTCATCCAGACGTTACCGTTGAGGTTTCAAACAAAGAAGAGTTTATGAAAGTATACCTTGGGGCATACGCTTATCCAACTATTGAACTACCTTTGTTTAAAAAATACTCTACAGTAACCCATATAGACAATGATGTTTTAGTTTTGGACAACATAGACGAGTTATTTGATGATTCTACAGACGCAAGAGCGGGAAGAAATAATAGCGATAGCGGTAGATGTGCCACTCACGCAGGTCTTACTCTACCTGGAATAGATGAATTTATGTATGTAAATGCAGGAATTCATTCAGTATCCTCAGAAATTTTTATGGAGGACTGGATGAAAACTTGTTTGGAAAAGGGGGGAGAAATTCCCTATCAGGAACAGGGAGTCCTCAACTTGGTATTTCATTCTGGAAAATACAACACCAAAATTTTAGACCCAAAGGACAAACCTGTTCATTGGGGAACATCTTTGATTGAGGGAATACGTACTTACTGGGATTTATGGAAGGAAATTAATCCTGTTGGGGACCATTTAGAGCTTAGAGGTAAAAGAATAAAAATGTTGCATATTGCTGGTGGAGGTGCAACCAAACAGCCTTTGATAAATTTACTAAACAAACCATCTATAGATTTTATAGAAAGTATATTACATGCGCTATGATGCTGTAATATTTTATTGCCATTTTGGGGCAGGCGATGTATATGAATCTAGAGAATTTGTTAAAGAGTGGATGAAAAAAATAGATGCTGACTCTTATTATTATGCACACGGAAAAAACCCAAAAATTTTAAAGGATATTCAAGGACTCCAATTCACTCCGGTTACAGATGTCATGAAACCAGAAAGAGATATATGGATTGAGAATAAAATCCTTTATATTAATACATGGATAGGTAGAGACGGAAGTTATGTACTTCCTGGCATAGGTACAACTTTGGAACAGTTTTATAAAATGCACAACGATTTAATGAGGAAATTGGGCATAGGAAAACTAACCGGAAATCCTATAGACTATTTGCCTCAAATAGACTACTCTTATTTTCCTGATATAAATAATGTAAGAATATTTATGGAAGCTCATCCAGAAGATAAAATACTGATAGATAATGGATTATGTCAATCTATGCAAGCTGAAAACTTTAATTTCAATCCTATTATCTTTAGACTATCTGGAGCGTATCCTAATAAATTATTTATAACTGTACAAAATAATGGACTAGCTCATTTTGAAAACATATTGTCTGCTGGAGAAATAATTTGCAGTAGTGATGGATTTGATTTGACAGAATTATCGTACCTTAGTGAGTACTGTTCATGCCTAATAGGAAGAAATTCCGGTCCTCATGTTCATATGCAAAATGTTGTTAATTGTATGAATGGAAATAAAAAATTAGGTTCTTTTACCTATAAAGCTACAGGAGCATCTTTTGTAGTTAATAGTCCTGTTCTGATAAAAAAATACTGGTCTTCATACGAAAACGATGACAATGTGTTTAGAAAGTGCAGAGAAATAATAGATGGATAAAACATTAGTAGGAATCGTAAGTTTCGGAAATACTCCATTTACAAAATTAACTGTAGATTCAATAAGAAAGACTACAGAAAGTCCTATAGACTTTTTCATAGTAGTTGGGAAACCAGGAGATTCAGAAACCCTTAATTGGCTGGCTACTGAACCAGATATAAAATTTAAAGTTCACACACAAAATTGGGGATTTCCGTGCTCCATTAATGATGTTTATGATTATGCGTGGTTGGAAAATAATTATGATAATCTAATTATAGCCGGTAATGACATAGTAGCTTATCCCTACGCAATAGATTCGTTAATAAAGTTGGCAGATGAAAGCACTTATCAGGTAATAAGTGCAAGTCAGGTGGATGTAAGAGCCTTTGCTAGTCAATTTCCAGATGCAAGAAAGTTTTTCAAAAGCGATAAATACATTTTTTCCGATTTCGGTTCAAGCCCCTGGGAATTATTTAAAGATTATTCAAACATTCTTGATATAAATCATATGCAACTTTTAGATATACAAAATCTATGTCTTTACAAAAGAGGAGTTTTTGACGGCGTAGGATACACGGATGTAGCTTTTTATCCGGCTTACTTTATAGATAATGACTATGCCAATAGGATAGTCAGAGCAAATATAAAATCCTGCTCTTTAACAAATGCCAAGTTCTTTCACTTCTGGAGTAGAACCATTAATCAGGGAAGTGGTGGAAGCACAAATGCCGCTTTTGATAACAATAAATCATACTATGTTTCCAAATGGGGTGGAGAAGTTGGAAAAGAAACTGCAAATCCTCCAATAAAAATAGATTCCAGAGAAGAAGAACTTTCTACCATAAATTATTGGAGAAATAAATTACACTAAGGAGCGGGTCGTGGCAATTCAATACAAGGTAAGTCAGGAAGACCTGGTTCTTTATGAGATATTGAAGAACCCTATTCTTTCCCCCGAATTTATATACAACATAGACTCCGACCCTGAATATGAGGAGCTGTTTGAGTTTTCGTGGTATCAGAGAGAAGTCATGGCGGACTTTAATCCCAGGGTCTCGGTCTGCACGGCAAGAGCTACAGGTAAGACAGTAAGTCAATATTCTCTTCTTTTGTGGATACTTATCTATAATCTTTTTCCAGAGGATTATCTTTTATTTACCGTACCTAGCAAAGTACATCTTGAACCTGTATTTACTAATCTGGTAAGAATATTAAAGACAAACTCATTTCTGAAGAATTTTATTGATACCAAATCTGGAGTAAACAGTTCAGAATTTAAAATAACTTTAAAGAATGGTGCGGTACTTTTATGCCGTATTGCCGGACAATCTGGTACTGGTTCAAATTTAATTGCTTTACATACTCCCTGGATAGAGGTAGATGAGGGAGGATACTTTCCATATAATGCTTTCAATGAGATGCAGCCATCTTTAAATGTGTGGACTCCTGGACACAGGGAAATAGTTTCTGGAGTTCCTACTGGAATGAGAGAAAATAATGTTCTTTATACTGTAGACCAGGAAAATGATTCTTATACCAAACACAGAGTCTCTGCTTTTGACAATCCTAGAATTACAAAAGATGATATTGAGGCAGCTAAAAATCAATATGGTGGAGAAGAAACTGAAGATTTCATTCATTATGTACTAGGTCAGCATGGCAAACCAGTATACTCCTTGTTTGATAGAAGCTTGTTAAGAATAGAATCTTATCCTGTATTTAAACTTAATATCGACGGTCTCAAATCCGAGGACTTTGGCGAGATGCTAATGAAATTGGAAAGCTTTCCCAAAATTGTAGAGCAAAACTATGGGATAGTTATTGGAATAGATTTAGGATATACTGAGCCTACAGCTATTTCAATTATGTATCTGGATGGAAAAGAAAGACTCAGAATTCATGGAAGGATTAAGCTTACCAAAGTTAGTTATCCAATACAGGAAAAGATAATAGACTTTCTTGACACAAAATATGCTCCTCTCATTTTGGGTGTAGATAGAGGAAATTCTGGAGTTTCAGTAATACAAACATTACATGAAAGTCCTGACTATAAGCACAAGAATTACAAGGAACGTCTTTACCCTGTAGAATTTTCCAGCTCTGTAGTGTTGGGAACTAACTCGGATGGAACAGAGAACAAGGTTAAAGCAAAGCCATTTTTTGTATCTGTATTGCAGGAGTTTGCTAATAACCATAGATTGATATTCTCTTCTACAGATATGGATTTGGTAACAGAACTGGAAAGAATGACATACTCAAAAAGTCCTAATGGGGATATAACCTATAAAACCATAACCGAAAGAGGTGGCAAGAGAGGAGAAGACCACTTTACTTCGTCACTACTTTGTGGAGTAGGTGCTTTCCACATGACGAGGGAGTTTTCATTTCTAGCACCTAAGATTAAATTAATGAAGGCACTATGGAATTAATATGACAAACAAAAGAAAGAAACTTTCCACCGCTGAAGTGGAAAAACCAAAAACAATCAATTTAGCTTTCTCAGAACTATTGGAAAAAACGGACAACCCCTGGACAGAGATTCCAAAGTTTATCACCACAACAAGAGCTTACGATGACTTTGTAAAATCAGTAAATCATTGTAGATTCTTTTACAAAACAGAGCCTTTGGTTTCTACAGTTTTAGACAAACTTGTAGAAATAGGAATCAATGACCTTGTGTTCTCCAAAAACAAGCTATCCGACAATGAATATAGAGTATTCTTATCCATGAAACCAAGACTTTTGGAATTTGCGGAACAAATGGCAACAGAATACTTGTTATCTGGATTGGTAGTTCCTGAGATAAGCTATGCATCTGTAGATAAGGATTTTATTTTCTCCCTTGGAGTTAAAAAGTATTCAAGATTGATACTTCCAGAATCCATGTGGGTAAGAGACCCTACTACAGTTAAAATTTATACATCCCTTTTGGGGGATAAGCCCTCTTACTTTGTAAAAATACCTGAAGGCTTGGCTTACTTTTTAAAGTCTAAAGGAAAGTATGCAGACGGAAAAGAAGACAAAGCTTTGTATGAGCTTCTTTTAAAATATTACCCCGAATTTGTAGCTGAGGTTCTAAAAGGAACCAAGGAAATTCTTCTGGAGAATTCCAACGTACTAAGAAGAAAATATACAAGCGATAATCCATATCCAATTCCATATGCTAACTCCGCATTGGAAGCATTACATCACAAAAGAAAACTAAGAAGAATGGATTATTCTATTATAGATAAAGTAATTAGTGCGATTATGCATGTCAAGGTTGGTGATGCAGATTTTCCAATTTCTGACTCTGATGAAGATCAGGAATATATAGCTCAACTGAGAAACCAACTTCGTATGAGGGGTAAAAACGAAGACGTATTAGAGAGAATTTTTCAATTAATTACCAACCATACCGTTGAAATAAATTGGATATTTCCAAACACGGAAGCATTGCTAAACGTAGAAAAATATTCGGACATCAACCAAGAAATTTTATTTGGTCTTGGATTTCCAAGGGTTCTAATAACCGGAGAAGCGCAGAAGAGTGGAACTTCCGATTCCGAAATTGCTACACTATCCCCACTAAAAACAGCCGAGGGATTTAGAAGAAAAATACTGGAAGTAGTAAGAGATATTTGTGTTGAGGTTTCCAAGAAGAACGGGTTTACAAGCGTTCCTTCTGTAGCCTTTAAATCAATAAATTTGCACAAATTCCAGGATTTTCTAAATGGACTTACAAAGTTATATGACGCTGCCGCAATAAGCAGAACATCTCTCGGAAACGAGTTTGGCTATGATTTCTCAGCAGAAGCTGACCTAATGGAAGAGGAAATGAATACTCTTCGTGGAAAGGGATTGTCTGAATTCGGTGCTACACCTAACAGTAAAAACTCTGTTTTGCTGGATGAGGGTCAAACTGAAGGCACAGGGGTAAGTAAACCTGCTGTGAAAAAGTCTAAAACAGAGACTACAACACAGTAATTGGAGTAAAAATGACAGAAAATATCGCCAAAATGCACACAGATTTAGTAGATTTGGTACAATTAATAAATGAAAGTCAAGCTTCCGAGGAACTCGGAGAGGCTTTTGCGTCATTTATGCTTAACCCAACAGTTGTTTGGGCTAAGTTTATTCTCACTGACGACAGAAAAAACGCCAATGGTCAAAGAATTCCTAGCGAGGAATTTGATAACTTGATGCGTAGCGGAATTCATATGCCTGTAAAAATGGCTATGGGAGAAATCGAACAAAGCCACAAAAACTCCAAGCCGCTTGGGGTTATTACTCACCTTAAGAAAATTACCCTGCCTGATGGCGTAAGCGCACTAATGGCTTTGGCTGCTCTTTGGGGGGAGGAAAGACCTTCTGATGTTACTTATATCAAAGATAGATTTAAGAACAATGAGCCAGTAAATGTATCTTGGGAAATCCTTTTCGGTGATTCCAGTTTCAATAACAAAGCAAATAGCATGGACTTGAAAGATACTGTACTGAAAGCAGCTACTATTGTAGGAGACCCCGCCTATGAAGGTCGAACACAGTTTCTAGCAGTAGCAGCAAGAAAGTGGAGTAAAGCTTACATAGACGCATTACCAGATGCCGCCTTTCTTCATAAAGATGGAGATAAAAGATACCTTCCAGTATTTGATGAAAATGGGGCGGTGGATAGAATTAAACTAGGTGATGCTTTAAAAGACTTAGGTGAACTAAATCTTCCTACACATGTTTTAAAGGAAAAGAAAGCAATCATTCTAAGAATGATTGAAAGATTTGAGGCTGGAGCTAGTGTAGATGAAATATCTGGTGAGTATAATAAAGACTTTAAACCTAAATTGGAGGAAGGAACGTTGGACGAACTAAATGAAATCAAGGCTAAACTACAAGACGTAGAAGCCAAATTAACTACAGCTTTGGAAGAGATTACAGTTAAAAATGCTGCTATTGCGGAAAAAGAAACTGCTTTGGCTGGTAAAGAAACTGAACTAGCTTCCTTGACTGAAAGACTGACAGCTTTGGAGACTGAAATAGTTCCATTGAAGGAACTGAAAGCATCTCTTGATGCAGAAGCAGAAAAGAGTGCAAAGCTGGAAGCCCTAAAAACTAAATTTACAGACGCAGGAATAGTAAAAGATGATACGTACTTCAATGAAAACTATGATTCACTCGTAGCCCTAGACGACACATCATTGAATTTCATGATTCAAGAACTAAAAGCTTTTGCTGAAGAAAGTGGAACTTCTAACTCATCTGTTAAGAAAACTAAGATTCCAGTTCTACCACACAATGACGATGGTGAAATTTCCGTTAAGGACATGGCAACCTATCTACGTGAAAATAGAGCTAAGAAGAAATAATTTTGGAGGAATACAATAATGGAACTAAATCGTTTTGAAGACGTTATTGGTGTTGTAGTTCAGGAAGATATTGTCGAAGGTCGCTTCGTAGTACTTACTGCCAACACCCTTGGCGGATTATTCATGAACGTGGATGACGACTTGCCTGGTGCAAAATTACCTGATACAGCGGAAGAGGCTAAGAGAGCTAAATTCTGTATCACATTTTCAGTAGACAATCGTCCTACACCAATAGTTGATTATCCACAGACTGTCTTTGATTTCAGAGGTGGTTGGGTAAACAGCTCGGCAGGACCATTGACTGGTGTTAAGATGTGGTTGACTCATCCTGGAAATCAGGAAGGTCAGACCATCCCATCAGGATACAAGGCTCTTGCATACACGGAAGGAACTTTTACAATTCCTTCTGGTGGATACATTTACGACGCTAACTTGGAAGTACCAGGTGCAGCAGTAATTGTAGCTGATGCTACTACCGATACAGGAGCAGAAGCAGGTAAACTAAAATATACGGCTACAATGGCAGTAGGTGTAATCGGTTTTGTAGAAGACTACAACGATGCAACTGGTGCTTTGACAGTACGTGTTGAATAATTTTTGGAGGACTTAATAACATGGATGAAACAAAATTCAAGGAAGCCATTGCGTCTTTGCTAAAGGAAGGCAAGCGCGAGGCTCTTGCTCAATTAATCATTGAGTACGTTCAGCCTAATCATATTACGGCTGATATGGTTTCTCTACTGTTGACAAGTAGAAGCTTAAATCCCGGTGATGCTCTCGTAAAGAAAGTTCGTAAGGGAATTAAGGTTCGTACCCTAGTACCAGGCAGAATCCATCTTGCCAGTGAATTGACAGTTTCAGACCGTATCAACTACGTGTTGGACGGTGCTGATGTCAAAGTGACTTACAATGAGTGGGAACTTGCCTCAGGTGAGCTAGGAACAGTTGAGGATATTCGTACCGAGATGGGCGCAAAATTGCGTGATTACTATCTTGGAAAGGTATTTACTGCACTTTCAACAGTGTGGACAGCAATTAACACTCCCAGCAACTTTACGTCTGTTGGTGGTGCTCTAACATCTACGGCTTTGGAAAATGCCATTGACCATATCAATCAGACAACTTCTGGTGTGAAAGTGGTTATTGGAACCAGAGCAGCCCTAGCACCAATCACAAAGTTTGGTGCTTTCTGGGATGATGGTGGTTCAAACGTAGCAGATGTTCCTGATAACATCAAAGAAATCATGGCTACAGGATTCTTGGGCAAGTATTACGGTGCTAGAATCGTAGCCCTAGACCAGGTTTATGATAACCCAATGGACTACAATGCCCTACTTCCTACAGATAAGGTATTGGTAATTGGTGAAAATGTTGGTGAATTCATTACTTACGGTGACGTAAGAACAAAAGAATGGACCGACATGAGACCAACACCTCCACAGTGGTACTTGGAACTATACCAACAGTTCGGTATGATAATTGACCGGGCAGATGGTATCTATGTAATCGGTGGACTTTCCTAACGGATAAATGACTGAAGGGAGGGATTAATTTCCCTCCCTTTAATTCAGTGGCGGAGGACAAATGACAGAAGTTGGGCAAAATTTTGAGATGTTTCAGGGAGACTCCAAACTCATTTATATTAATGTTGAAGACGAGTTTGGAAATCCTTTGGATATATCAACATATACTGTGATATGGGTGGTTTATAAACAAACATCCAAAGAAGCCATTCTTACAAAAACTACCGCCGATGATGTTACAGTATCCGGTGCTTTTAATGACATAGCAGTTGTTAGCTTAAGCCCGGAAGACACTGAAAGCGTTGCTCCAGCAGTTTATAATCACGAATGTGAGATTTCAAAAACAAGTGAAGGTTTAGTATCAACAGTTGCTACTGGAACAATTAAGATTTTATATAGTAAGGCATAGGAAAAAAATGATTAATAACAAAATAAAAATGAGAGGGAAGGTTACAGCTACCGTATTTGATGAGAGTGGAAATATCAAAAGATACAAACCTAATCTTTTCCAAAAATTATTGGGACTTCGTGGAAGCCCAATGGTATCTGTAAATCATAACATTGTTACAGATCAGGGAGATGCAATTATTGCAGACCTTATGGCAACATCACCCGCAAGACAAAAAGTAGACAACACAAATGGTCGTATGACTGTAGGAACTGGATGGACAGGCACAACTCCAAAGGCAAATACGGCTTGTAACACTCCCACAGGTTCTGCTGAGGTTATGGATGCAACATATATCCAAAACTAAAAGGCTCATTCGGGGCAGCAAACGATAACGTTACTCAATATAGAGCAGTCTTTGAGGCTGGTGATTTAAATATTACCGGAATAGATGAAGTAGCTCTTCATAATACTACGGTAGATAATCTTGCATATGCACAGATTACTCCCGCTGTGGATGTTTCTACTACAGACACATTGCAGGTAGACTGGGAAATTACCTTTTTAGGTGCGTAGTATAACACATAAGGAGGACTTTTTAATTCTTCCATTATGAAATAGGAGAGTACTATGCCTACATTTGGTCCAAGAGCCGTTCAAGCCTCTGCCGATGACGCAAGTCAGGTAGGAACAACGGTTAGCATAACTGCCAATCCTTTAGCAAATTGTGACACTGCTGGAGTATGGAACGCATGGAGATTTACTGCTGTAAATATTCCAGCCGGTGCTACAATAGTAAGTTCTTTTCTAACTATTAGATTTACAAGCAGCACTTTGGACGAACCAGATGTAGATATTTTTGGTCTTGATATAGCAAGTCCAGCACAATTTACTACTGGGTCTAATGATATAAGCAGCAGGGCTAGAACCACAGCATTTGTAAACTGGTTAAATGCAAATGCTGGAACCGGAGATGTAAATACTGCTGACCTTTCATCAGTAGTTAGTGAATTATATGCGTCTTATGGACCATATAGTAACGGCGTGATGGGCTTTGCAATGACTACACACAGCGCAATAGCGACCAGAGACACTTCTGTGACTTCATATGATGGTTCCACTACTTTATGTGCGAGACTAACAATCACATATTCCTTGGCACTATCCGCTGCAATAACCACTACAGAGGCAATTTCCGACAGTGTATCAAACTCGAAGGGAATTTTCAAAGCTTTTTCAGATAATTTGGGAATAACAGACAGTGTTTCCAAGCTTAGAAATTTATCTAAAACCCTGACAAATTCGGTGGTAATAACAGACAACATTTCTAATCTAAGAGCACTTGTAAAGATTTTGGCAGACGGTGTTGGAATTACAGATGTTGCAAGCAATATTAGAAGCATAGTAAAACTGGTTGCAGATTCCCTAGGAATTACAGACCTGGTTTCTTATATAAAGCAGGGAGGAGGTAGTGAGTTATTTGCTATAATAACAGATTCTCTAGGAATTACAGATTCTCTTTCTACATCAAGAAATATTATAAAATCTATACAGGACTCATTGGGAATAACGGATATTGCTACAAAAGCCATTTCTTTTTTTAGAGGTGTAACCGATAATGAGGACATTTCTGATGTAAGTTCCAGAAATTTATCTTTTGTTAGAAATCTGGCAGACTTATCTGGAATTACTGATAATAGCACAAAAAATGTTTATTTTTCGAGAGCTGTGCAAGATAGTGAAACCATCTCAGATATAGATTCTAGAATTTTGACAGCTACTAGAAGCATCTCCTCAACGTTGGGGGCTACAGATTCTGTAAATACAGCGAGACAAATTTATAAGAGTGTGGCAAATTCATTGGGTATTTCAGATACCGTTTCTGCATCTTTATTGTCTGGGATTGTATTTGTAACTATACTCGATGCGGTAGGAATATTGGATACTGTAGCTAGAATAGGTAATTTTTTTAGAAATATACAGACAACTGAAACACCTCAAGATGAAGTTCTGACAGCTAGAGGTCTTAGAAAAGAGTTTTTTGAGACTATTGGAATTTCTGATATAAATACTTCTTCCAGAGCACTACTAAAACAGATTTCAGATTTAATAGAAATTTCAGACAGTCTTGGAATCTTTACAGGAATAATAGTATTTATAGAAACCATAGTAAATATAACAGATACGGTTTCAAGAATTGGTACATTTATTCGTTCAATATCGAACTCTTTGGGTATTTCAGATATAGTTAGATTGGGAGGAAAAACTCTTCTAAATGCCTCCAAAGTCTTTCTAAAAGGAACTATGATTTTTTATGTATTTTTGAGGGGTAAAGTTCAACAAATTGTAACACTATCCGGTAAATCGGAATCGAGTATTTCCTTTAAGGGAAATAAAAAATAGAGACAAGGAAAGGATTTTTTAAATGGATTCAAATACAACTTTGGGAAGAAATGAATTGTTTGCTGCAATACATGAGGGTAAGCCATTCAAATCTTATATTAAAACGATCTTGGGAAAAGTTGCTGTACAGTTATGGGACAATTTTCTTGACAAACCTGTGGACGTAATTCTACAAGGAGACCCAAAAAGGAAAGAGGATACCTGCATTGTAAATGTATTTAGTGCCAGAGAGGATGCATTTTTCTTAAGAGTGAACAAAAAGCATTTTGCTACTGGAATGTTAATTCCATATGTAGCAAAAGAAATTTCAGAACCTGTAGAAAAGCCCATTGAACAATCAACGGACGATGAATTAAAAGCAATAATTAATAAAAAGTTTCTTGCACTATCAAGTGCTGTTAATAAAATTAATTCTACAGCCGTTCTATTTAGAATGAGAGGTTTGGCAGAAGAGATGGAAAAGTCAGAGAAGATTACAAGACTAATCGAATCTAGAATTTCAGAACTTCAATCACAAGAAACAACCTCCAAGAACCCCATAGAAAACGAAGAGGACTAATATGCCAATAGATGTAGTAACAGATTTAGATTTTCTTTTACCAGAACTAAGACTTAGACTCGGTGACACGGATTCGGCAGCCTATCGCTATCTGGATTCATGGTTGAGAGTTTCTCTAGTTACTGCATTAAAGTCTCTTCAACGTTGGTGGAGAATAAGATATATTATAGATGAGACTACCTATGTAGTAACTCGTTATCCAGATAGCACGTTTTTAATAGATGAGCCTCCAGTAATTCAACAGCAGGACCAAACTCCTATTTTGATTATGGCTCAAATTCTAACACAATCTGGTACATTGGAAAATATGTCATGGAGTGTGGGAAGCTGGAGGGATGCAGAAGTTTCTGTATCCAATATAGAAAGCGGAAGATTGAAGGACAGCTCATTGGAAAGGCTTTGGAATGAGCTTCTGTGGTATCTTAAACCACCTACAAAGAGATTAAATCCGGGCTACAGAGATTCCATCCCTGGAGCAGAGGAGTATGGGAAAGGAACATTATCATAATGGAGAACAGGAAGTTAAGGATTTTAGTAGTAGGAGATTTAGTGGTTCCTACTGGATTTTCAACGGTACTACATAACATAACAATACCAAATTTAGACGAGTTTGACATAACAGGGTTGGGAGTAAACTATAAAGGAGACCCTCACAATTTAGGATTTCCAGTATATCCCGCATCTACTGCACAGGGAAACGTTTACGGAATTGATAGGCTTTGCAACATGTTGAATTCCACAAAATTTGATATGGTATTCTTTATAAATGATGCATGGGTAATAAGCTATTACCTTGATGCCATCAAGAAAAATGTAAAAAATGACCTCCCAAAAATAGTGGTCTATTTCCCTGTAGATTCAAGATTTCATAACAAGTCGTGGTACAAAGATTTTGATATTGTAACAAAGATATTTACTTATACAAAGTTTGGAAAAGAGGTGGCAAGAGAGTGCCTGCCCGATAGAGACATAGAAATTATGCCTCACGGTACGAATTTTTCAACCTATTATAAGGCTTATGAAACTAGAGCACAGGCTAAAATAGCACTTTTGGGAGAGGCTGCCTATAAGATGGGAAAGCCGGAAGATTTATTTTTTGTTCTCAATGCCAACAGAAACCAGCCCAGAAAAAGACTCGATACTACTATGGCAGGATTTGCTTTATTTGCCAAAAACAAGCCAAAGACAGTTAAATTATATATGCATTGTGGAGCAAGAGATGCTGCAATCGACATTCCATACATATCTGTGAGATATGGAATAGATGACAGACTACTTCTAACCAGTCTTGTACAGGGAATTCAGAGGGTTTCAGAAGAGAAACTCAATATGATTTACAATGCCTGCGATGTTGGTATCAATACTGGAATGGGAGAGGGGTGGGGACTTATCAGTACAGAACATGGAATTACAGGAGCACCTCAAATTGTTCCAGACCATAGTGCATGTAGAGAGTTGTTTGAAGATTGTGGTGAGATTATAAAAACATCTATGGACTTTACTTTTGACCATTCTCAAACAGTTGGAAGATTGGTTTCTCCAGAAGCAGTTGCAGACTCTCTTGAGCATCTGTATCAGGATAAAGAATTAAGAGAAGAGTTGTCAAAGAAGACTTTAGCCAAATTTTTGCAGCCAGAATATCAATGGCAATCAATAGCAAAGAGGTGGGCGGAAATTTTTAAAGAGGTATGTAAGTAATGTTGCCACCATTCCCAGACAATACAAGAGAGCTAATTGAAGAAATGATAGGCATGGACGGAAGACCAGTCACTTTCTATGTAGTGGATTCCATTACTTCCTGTCCTATTTGCAATCTAGACCCAATTACTAATACTTCGACAGATTCTTTCTGTATAATTTGTTCTGGTGAATATTGGATACCTACATATAGTGGTGCTACAATGTCCGGGCACGTTACGTGGGGGAAAATGGAAAACCGCGCTTGGGAAACAGGAGGTATGTTAGATAATGGGGATTGTACAGTAAAGGTCATGCATACGGACGAAAGGGAGGAAATAATCCATAGCTCGAAGTTTGTTATTGTAGATGAACGGGAAATGGATGTTTCAAGAATCGTATTAAGAGGAATTCCAGTCGTAAATCGAATAATAGTGGTACTAAAAGAGAAAGAAAGGCTATGATAAAGGAGAAGCGATGGATGAAAAAACCACAACTCAAGGAGAAGGAATCTTTCAAGAAGTAGATGTTATAGATTTAGTAAAAAAAATAAGTTCAAAAAACAAGGTGGCACAAGCCAAAATTCTTCAAAAGCTGGAAAAGGTAATAGAAGACCCCGAAGAATACCAGGAAATCAGAAAGTTTATCCTTGATGAATTGAACAATCTTACCCGCTCATTTGTAAGAACTACTTTCGGAAATATTGAATTCCTTATAAAATAAAATGTTTGAAGAAGCTCTCAATAAAGTCAGGGAACTTTCCAGGTCAACAATAGCTACAGAAAACGAGATTGTTCCGGCTTTGGAGGCTTATAAAGACCTTAAGCGTGAAATAACCAACGCAAAAAGAAGATTAGTAAGAAAGCGTGAGGCTAAGGCTCTAACTAGAGAAGCCAAACTGATATATAACAGACAGAAGAAGTTGTTTCCTGATAAGCTAATAGAGGCTATAGATTTGGCAATCGGAACAAACAAGGAGTTTGACAATAGAGCATATAGAGAACTGTTGTATGAGGTAGCCAAGGAACTTTCCATTTATAAATATGAGTTTGCAGGTTCTGGATTAACTTTAAGATTATCGGGAAGTATAGTTTTTGAATCAGAAGCTGGAACGCTTTCTGATTGGGGAAGGGGTATTACAATATACAGGGAAGAAACTCTAAAATCAAAAATTGGAGATGAGGAAGACGATTACGGAGGAAAAGCTACAGAGTGGTGGCTATCCAGAGTATATGGAAATGAAGCTTTATATGCTAAAACCATATTGGGAAGAAAGGCGGCATCTGGAAGAAAGGCAGCCTTCTGGCAGCTTCTGAACAGCGGAACAGTTCCTCTTTCTTCTGACAGACCGGATGGGTCGTACAATCCACTTGACCCTAGTGTACCAACAGATTTCGTTGGGGATGCGGATAGAAGTATAAAAAGAGAATTTAATGCTGAATACTTTCAAGAGGCAGCTATATGGTATGATGAACTTCAGTTCTATGAAAAAGAAATTTCCGAAGTACATACAGTTGTAGAAGAGGTTTCCAATGAAGTAAAGAATTTGAAAGTAGAAGCATCACAAAATAGAGCAATATTCAATAAGCTTGGAAAGTTAAAGAAATATTCTGATGAGAAGAAGTTAGCACAGGCGGCTAGAAAATATAGGGCTGGCGAAGAATTTGAAACAAAAACAATCAACATCGCCAAATCTAGCAAAAGACCAGTAAGACTTACCGTCAGAAGATTAGAAGGATTAATGGAATACTAATGGCAGAACTAATGACAATTTATAGATTAGAGGATATAAGTATAAACTTTTTTGTAAAAGAATTGTTTTCAGCTTTTCCCCAAATTCTAATAGTAAATGAGTTTCCTAAAGCAATTTTACAGGTTCCCACAATTTCTGTGGTAAATGGTAAATTAATTGAAGAGCGATTTGAAATGGGAAATCGAGATTCTGGTCTTAGAACCAGAAGATGGTTTATTGATATTTTTGGCATAAATATATCTCAAAGAGATGATTTTGCCTATAGAATTTTAGATTCAACGGACAATGGTATTACAGTATATGACTATAACGAGGGCTTCCCTCCTGACGTTTCTCCAACGAGTATTAATCACTTAAGTGTGATTTCTAAAAGTTACGAACCCCTGGACATACCCATTCAATCCAATGAAAAACTCTACTACAGAGGACAAATAATTCTTATCACACAAAATGATAAAGTGTAGGAGGATAAATAAATGGCAGAAAGACTTGCCGTCCCATCAAAGGAACTTCAGCTACATGTTGTAGGACCTAGGGACACATTCAAGGCGTCAAGAATCCAGAGAGTAAGCTTCACGGCAGAAATTCCTTCCGAGGATAAGGATGAGCTAGGCAATCCATTACATATAGGTATCGTAAAAGATACTCCAAACGTTACTGTTACTTTTAGTGCATTTGACGTTGGAATTAAAATCTTTGCGGCATTGACAGGAGTGGACGCCACAGCTTATCCAGCAATCGGAGTGGACATTTCATCTCTTAGTGAGATTGACACTATTTTGTTTGTAAAGGATACTACTGTATCGGACTATGTGAAGTCAATTCACGGAAAACGCTTACAGGTTAGAGATTTTACATTCAATTACCAGGTAGACGGAGACTCAACCGAAGACTATACAGCGATTGGTTCAGAAAGACGTTACCTGAAGTATGATGTTGTTGTTGATAAATTTGTAACAGGAACGACTTCATTTGTACTCACACAGACACCTATTCAACTAAAGAACGGCAATTATGCCCTTTCAGCGGTACTGGATGGAGAATATCTAACAGAAGTTTCTGGAGCACCAGCTACCGGCGAATACCGAGTTGTTGGTACTACTTTGACTACGGGTGACTCAAGAGTAGCGCAGTTATTGGTTGTTTACCACTCTGACCCAGCAGGAAACAACTGGAGTGATGTAGCAGACGCAAGTATGCCAGCGGCTATCAGAGGCAAGGATGTAAAAATCCAAATCTCCGCCAATGACATCAGCAGAGTTCAGTCAGTTAACATTAATGGTAACTTAAACGTACAGGCAGTAAAAGAGCTTGGAAATAGAAATGTTGTGGGATACCAGAGACAGGTTCCTACCGTAGAAGGTACAATTACTGTTTTGGATACTGATACCGATTTGGTTTCTCTTCTAACCGAGGGAACTGTTGGTAGCGGTATTGAATGGCAGCCCGGTGAGGGATGTACTGATGTAACGCTGACTTTGAAAATTGAGCTTGTAGACCCATGTGACGATGGAGCAAATCCTGTAGTCCTAAAGACGGTCTATGTGCCTACGATTTCAATCACAAGTGACGGTTTTACAAGCAACGTAAATAACAACGCACAACAGACCTTCAATTGGAGAAGTATTGATGCTCAATGTATCATCTTCTCTGGTGCAATGGTCTAAGAAATTTAAAATATAGTTTAAATAGCTATACAAGGATTATAAAAGGAGCTATGATGTATGGACTTGAAAAAACAGTCTGTTCTATTGTAGCTCCTTTTAATTTAAAGTTATACCTTCTAGAAGCAGAAGGAGAAGAAGAAATGTTAACTATGAGGTATATTGAAAAAGATGGTAAGGAATTAGTGAAAGAAATAAAATCATTAATGAGGTGTCCAGCATCAGAATCTATCACAGATTCAGACTTTCTAATTTATTGGAATACTGATGGTGAGGGTGTAGAAATACATGATGGAACTGTGTATGTAATGAACGAAAATGGAAAAACAATTGCTGATTATGTAGTCAGCTCTGAATGGAAATATAAAAATTAGCTAATTTCTATTAGGTATAACTTTATAGAGAGAAAGGATTAGGAAATGGAAATAGAAAAGAACGATGTGGATATTTCAAAGCTGTTTGTTTGGGGAAGAGTTTTTGAAGTAGTAGGAGAGGATGGAAAACCAGAGGCTCTAGTGTACATGAGGCTTCTGGGAGACGCAGATGCAAACAGAGCAAGAGTCTTTGCTGTAAGACAGAGTGCAGAACTGAGAAGAAAGTTACTTGATCTAAACAGCGATGAAAGAATAGTATTCGTTAAATCCATAGAAGAGGTAAGCGAAGAAGATTTGAGAAATCTTATTATAGCGTATTCCATGAGGGAGATAACAAATAATGCTTATAAGAGCATAAAGGTGAAGAAACCCACACCACCAAAATCAAACGCTTCTCTCTCAAAAATGGAGAAATACCAAAAAGAAGTGGACGATTTTCCAACTCAATTCAAAGATGCTGTAGAAAAACATATGAGAAAAGAAGTGGATAAAGCTCTAAAACTTTTGGAGTATGAGGACAAAGAGTCCTTATACAAAAGATATACAAATGCATTAATAGATGAACTTTGTGAACAAAGAGCTATGGAAAGTTATCGCAATATGGAGCTTTATCTTGGCTGCTACAAGGACGATACTTACGCACTAGACAAAAGATTTTTTTCATCTTATGATGAATTTGATAATATGAGCCTAGAGGTAAAATCCGAATTTAGGGCTGCCTATGATAAACTAGACATCAAACCTGATGAACTAAAAAAATTGCGGGAAGCAACGCTATAGCAGCCCTGTGGAATGTCTCTAAAGCGTTGAGTATTCCCCTTGACCCCAAGGTGAAAGATTTATCTCAACTCCCGTATACGATTAGTTTCGTGATTAGGAAGATGCAACAGATTGATAATTTGAATGAACTTCCTAAAGAGAAGAGACCTCCAGAAGATATTATTTGGGACGGCACATCTGAAGAAATGGATGAGTGGCTGAACAAAGTATTAAGTAGTAAAGGTGACGATGGTTCACTAAAGCTCTCTATAAAAGATATAGAAGGATAAATATGGCAGCAGAACAAGATTTTAATAAGCTATTGGCAGTAATAAAGCAACTGAATTCCCAACTGAATATTGCTAATTCTACCATAACCCAAATGCAGAAAATTTTTTCAGCGACTGGGTCTGAAAACTTTAATAAAGCCCTAGCCAATCAGAGAATTCAGGCGGAAAGATTAAATCAGGAACTGGTTGCGGCAACAAATAACTATCTGAAGTTAAAAAATGCTGCCGTAACTACCATTCCTGGAGGACATCCTTCTGGTGGTTCTGAAGTAGCCGCAGAAACTAGACTTCGTGCAGCATACAGAAAATCTGCTGGAGTTCCAGATATTCAGGATAAACAAACAGCAAGAATCGAAGCAGAAAAGCAAATAGTAGACTCTTTAAGAAAGAGAGTTCAAGTAGAAACTAAATACACACAAGCTCTTGAACAGGCTAGAGCACACGGATTTGACGTAAAGAATCTTGTAAAAGCACAATCTCGGGGAACTGCTGGAATAGAGCAGTTACAATTTCAAAAATATGATGAGGGAGGAGTTCAAGGAAGATTTGATACTTTTGTAAATAAGGCTGGAAGAGCTACTCCTGGTATTTCAAATCAGTTCAGAAGTTTCGGTCAAGGAGTTATTAGAGATATTGGTGAATTAACCAAGTGGTCAATAGCCTTGGCTGCTGTTTATGGACCAATGAGAAAGTTGCAAGAGCTTACCCAAATCATGATAGAGAATGAGGTAAGATTAGCAGAAGCATCAATTTCTGTTAATAGCTCATTTATAGATCAATCAAAAATTTTTGATACGTCTGCTGCTGCGGCAAATGCAGCAGGAGAATCTGTTAGCGGGGTTATTGACGCTTTTACTCTAGCTTATAGAGCAGCAGGTGGAACAGCCAATGAGGTAGAGAGATTTGGTATTGCTACAACGTTATTGAGTGACTCTTTAACATTATCAAAACTTTCCACACTAGACCAGGCAAGTGCTATTGACACCCTTTCAGCGTCCCTTAGACAGACTGAAAGAGGTTTGGGAAATGGTACAGAATTGCTGGATAAGTGGGTAAGAGTGACCAAGGTAGCCAACGTAGACCTTACTACATTAGCCACAGGCTTTGCTGTAGTAGGAGATGCTGCTGAAGCCGCAGGAATTGGCGTAGACCAGCTTAACGGTCTAATTGCAGCCATATCTGAAACTGGCATTTCAAGTGGAAAAGAAACTGCAAATATTGCTCGTTCTATTGTTTCGGGCTTTCAATCAGAAAATGCCAGAAAAGAATTGGAAAATCTTGGTATTTCCGCTACTACTGTCACAGGAGAACTTAGACCTTTCTTGGAAGTAATGCAGGAAATTTATAACTTAAGACAACAGGGAACTATATCAGACTCACAATTCTCAAAGCTTACTTTAGCTTTGGGTGGTGGAACTCGTAGACAGGCTGCCTATTCTACATTTATAGAGAATTTTGATAGAGTATTTTCTATTGCTCAAGAATCAGAAAGAGCGAGTGGGGACGCTGAGGCAGCTCTTGCAAAACAGTTGGAAACAGTACAAACATCTATTGAAAGACTAGGAAACGCTTTTCAGGAACTAGCCCAGACTATGGGAACTGAAGGAGGTTTCCTTGGACTTATTAAGGGAAGTGTAAACGGTATAACAGCTCTTGTAACAGCATTTGATGGATTGATTTCCTTATTGGGAAAGGCAACTCCTGCTATGGCTGCATTTATTGCTACAACTCTTATACTAAAAAGTAGAGGTATTCCATCTATTCAGGCTGGACTTACTGGTATAGGACAGGGACTTCAAACTGATGCCTTAGCACCAAGACTAGATGCAGCAAGTCAAGGACTCTCAAGAGGAGTTCCTTCATTCGGTCAAAGAGCGGGTAATTTTGCATCTACAAACTTATTGGGTACAAATCTCTCTTCTGGAATCTTTCAAGGAATTGCTTTAGCAGCAATTCCTGCCTTGCAAAATGCTACAAACAAAGACGACAGGTTTGGAAAAACAAAAGCAACTGCCGATATAATTGGAGGTTTAGCTGGTGGTATTGTAGGCTCACTTACTGGAGCAGGTCCAGTAATAGGAGCAGCCATTGGTGTTTCCATAGCAGAATCTTTTGTTACTGCTACAATAGCCAGAAAGACAGATATATTTGGTTATGGAAAAGGAACCACAATAGCCGAGGGTGGGGGGGTTGATACATCAAAGGACAAGGAAGCTAAACTAAAAGATGCTGAGATTGATTTGTATAAATCAATAGGATATGGGAATGAACAGTTGGGTAGATTTGTCACATCTTTTAGTGCCAAGAAACTTCCAACAGACGTTGAAAATCTTAATGACATAATACAAAGCGGAGACCAGGAGAAACTAAACAAGTATCTCGCTGGAAGAAGCGGTCCAGATTCTAGCACCAGCATGGAGACTGTATTCAAAACCTACGGCATAACTAAAGACGATATTCTAAAAGCTTTTTCAACAGGAAGCAGAATTGAAGCATCTGCTCAAAGACCGGCATACTTGCGTGCTTCTGAACAGGCAAGAGGTCAGTACGATGTTGCTTTGGCAGAGTATAATGCTGTTCAGCCCAATGCCGATATTAGTACTGAGTTCACAAACAGAGTGGGTCAAAACAAACAATTGTTTACTCCAGTCATAGAAAGTATCGCCGAAACAATGAGAAAGGAAATTTCTCAGGAAAGATTGTCTGGGGATTTAAAAGGAACACAATATACCCAGCAGATTAAATCTTTGACCGGAGTTGATACTAAAACTCTACAATATTACACAGCTTTTGGAAAAGAATTTGAAAAATTAAATAAAGATATAAAAACAAGCTCAGATTTGTTTGAAGCCTTCTCGCAAATTACTGTATATGGTTCTCAGGAATCAGTAAACGAACTCACTGCGATTACCGGAGAAATTTCCACTTTAATAAACCTTCTAAATGACCCAGCCCTAAAGAATGAGAAACTTCTTCAATTCCAAGGAGGAGACTTTTCTAGAGAAGATTTGCAGAAGATGCTGACAGAAAGAACAGACTTGGCGGCAACATTAGCTACGGATACATACCAGCAAGCCGGTATTTCCAGATTGAATATACCAGATGTACAGGGTGATATTAATAAACCATTAACATCTGATGAATTTGGTTTAATAAAGAAACAGGCTGTCCAGCTACAGGAACAGTTCTATAAAGGCTTTCTAAAGATACCTGACCAACTTTACGATGGGCTACAAGCTTCCTGGGACGAGTGGGCACAGATTATAAAGGATAGCGGAGACGCCTTCTATGAAACGGTTGAAGGAATTGACCCACAATTCTTCCAACAGGCTATGCAAAAGCTTCTGGAAGAGGGAAAGATTTCCTCACAGAAAGCCAATCCTTATGGTATTGAACAGATAGATTTGCCTGGAAGCCGTGCAGGAGAGTTACAGAATATGGTTAACTACTTCAGCGGCTATCTGACACAAAAATTCCCGAAGTATGAACAGAATCCTGAAGAGATAGGTGTAATCTTCAATGACTATGTTACAGGAACTTTGCATGGAGATAATCTTGCTATTAAGCTGGCTTTGGAAAAGCTTGTTGATTTGAATCAGAAACAGCTTGATGGTATGTATAACATACCTGAAGGAGCTACTTTCTGGGTTCCTCTTCAGGCTGCCTACTACAGAAATCAGGGAGGCGGAGGTGGTGGAGGACTTCCTGACATCGGTACACAGGAGAATACATCGGCTACTCAGCAGAATACTCAGGCTCTAACAAATCTAAATCAAGGGTTGATGACCAAGCAAAAGGAACTTCTTTTAGACTTGGGAGGTACTGGTCCTGGAGCAAAGAAAATGACTCAGAAGGAGCTTTGGCTGGACGCTGGTGGTACGGGTCCTGGGTATAAAGATACCAGAGTTGGAAGCAATGCCTACAGCGAGGCTGCCAGAGAATCTTTTGATAGAATCAATCCTGCAAAAGCTACAGGAGGAGCTAGTTTCCTAGAAACTCTTAAATCAACCCTTCTAATGAAGCTTCTACAGTTTGGAGGAGGAGCAGGTCAAGGATTGGGAGCTGCTTCACAAACCGGAAGTGCAGGAACAGGCTTTAGAAATATAACACAATCTGCTACAACAGCAGCACCTATAAATACAAGACTTGAGATGAAGATTGACAATAGCACTCAGTTGATAGTTGATGGAAGAATATTAGCAAGTGTTCTAAGCCCATTCCTAGCATCAGAATTGTTGAGACTGGAAGCATCTCAAGGCACAATTACTAAGAGGTATGTAATCTAATGTGGACACTAAATGGAATAAGAATTTTTGTACAAGAGGCTAATGCTGATGCAAGCCAGATAATTCCAAGATTGCAACCATTGAGTGGACCTACAGTTATTCAAATCTTTGGATATGAGTCTCAGGTACACTCTTTAAATGCTATTGTGGTTGGAGATACCGATAAAGCGGCTCTAATGACTCTTGCTACTACAGGGCTGGACTATGCCTTGGTAAGTCCAGAAGGCTCTATGGGAGATTTTTTGATAAAGAAAATCTCCTTCAAGAGAATAAGAAATATATGTCAAACTCTAAGACCAGACTTGGCGGAAGATTCTCCAATGTATGTCTTCGACATGGAATTATATCCTAACTAATGGCTGAAATTCTTTATGCTACTTGTACCAGTACAACAGGAATAATCTCAGTAACCTACTCGGATAGCCATGTTTCTCCAGTATCTACTGCGGTAGTTTCTGCTATTAACACTTCTCTGGATATTGGAAATAGTGTAACTGTATATATTGGATATGTAGGAGATAATTTCAAAGCAATAACGGGGTATGTAAAAAATATAGAATTCAAGGAACCTGAAAGATTTTACACCATAACGATTTCAAATGTTCTTATCAGAGCCGTAGATTTCTTTATTGCTTCCGAAAATCCAGATGCTCCGTTTTCCCGTCAAAATATTTTAGCAGAAAATCTAATAGGAGACCTTCTAGAGCTTGCAGGACTGACTAACTATACTCCAGAAAGTACCAGCTTTACCTTTGCCATTAGTACACCAGTGGAAGTAAATCTTACGGGATGCTACGACTATTGTAAATTTCTATCGGACATTATAGCCTTTACCCTCTATGCAGATAATGATGGAGAAGTACATCTCATAAATAGACGCCCATATCCGGTAGGAGCGGAGCCAGCAGATTATACTTTTGATGTTGCAGACGGAAAAATTCTCGAGGCGTCTTATGGCATTTCTGATGCTAATATCAGAAACAAGGTAATTGTATATGGTTCAGCAGGCATACATAAAACAGCCTCTGCAACCTCTCCATACCTTCCAGCAGGTTTTTATAGAACAATCGTGGTGGCTGCACCTGGAGTAATAGATTCTAACTCTATGGCACAACAGGCTGCTGATTATAACCTGGATTTGTTAAATAGACTTACACAAAAAGTAAATCTAACTATGGTAGGTACTACTGGAGTGGTTCCACGCACCATAGCTACTGTGACCGTTCCAGACATCGGAGTAAGCGGAAAATGGTATGTTTACGCTGTGGAACACAATTGGTCAAAGGCAGGATATTTACTAAGCATTGAATTGAGGAAATAGGATGAATATCGCTGTAAAGCACAATGGAACTACAATAACAACTCACGTAATCTCTTATGAACGAACTCATAAGATTTGTACAGGGGTTGGAATATTAACCATTGAAATTGAAGGAAGAATAGGAAGAAGCTTTGTACCTTGGGATACGATTGATATTTACGAAAATGGGGACTATAAAAATAGATATTATGTTTCAAACATAGAGTCTCAAGACCCAAAAACAACCATTACTTTAGATTGTCAGGATAAATCAAAAAGGCTGGTGGATTACTTTATTCCAGACCAATACACAATAGATTATCCAAGTTATACAAGGTACTGGATTGAAAAGTTCTTAACCGAGGCTGGAGTTTCCTATGTCTTCGATACTACATCTCAAGGGCAATTAATCTCGAATTATACTTCCCTGGGACTTACTCAGGCATATGACCAGATAATGATGCTGCTTCAGATGAGTGGATGGTATATGTTCTTTGATGGCAATGGGGTGGCAATAATAGGAAGTCTAAATAAGGAAATATCCCCCGTAGATGCCAACCTTCTTAGAACCGATATATTGGAAATATCTGTTCGCAAAGACGACAAAATGCTTAGAAACAGGGCATTGGTGTGGGGGAATGTTGACCCTTTCAGAATGGAAAGAGTTTTTGCTGATGTATCGGTAAGAACCAAGTGGAACTATGATTCCAGAGACCTAAGAACTATGGTGGTCTCAAATTCCAATATTCCCAACAACAGTTCTGCTTATGGCATTGCTAATCAGTTGGTAAAAGAATTTTCCAGAATAACCATAGAAAAGCATTTATCTGTACATGGAGCAAGAAATCTATATCTTGGTGACGTAGTTAAAGTAAATTCAAGAGTATACACAGGCAAGGGATTGATAACTACGTTTGGAGTTTCCATGTCCAAATTGGGACTGATTACCAACCTCATTCTTGACGAAAGATGCCCAAGGTTATTTGGTTTCTTTAACTTCGGAGATTATGTATATGTGGGAACATATGGTGACGGGGTTTGGAGAAAACATATGAGATTTGAGCACACATGGCATGATTTCTCTGACGGACTTGATGACCTTGCTGTTACAGACCTTCATATTAATAATGGAATATTTTCTTCGGTAGCCGCAAGCGGCGGTATGTATTATACATTGGCAGACGACGAACCCTGGGCAAGAACATCTATCGCATCTTTGGACAGTTTTTCACAGTCCGGTGTTTTGACAACATATTCTGGAATAATGGGTAGAGCTACAATTGTAGATAAGGAGTTCAACAGAATTCTTTATGGAGCAGACACATATTCTGGATTAAATATGGGGGATTACTTTCTGACATTCTCAGGATATTTCGGAACCACTCAATCAGGAATTCTAGCAATGTCAGGAATAGATGATAATCTAAGAGGCTGGATGCTGGAATATAATCTGGCATCTGGGATGGATGTATATAATTCATATCCAATTCATGTCTCTGGAAATTATAGTGTATTTGTATTAGACCTTGAAAATGATGGACACGAGGATTATGTATCAATAGGCTTGATTGGAAGTGGAAGTCTGGAATCGGATGGCGGTCTTTATAACCTAGGAGAACATCAGAATCAGCCGTTCTTTCTGATTGGAGACGATTCACAAGTAAGACAGCCTGAGAATACAGATTATGTGGCTTTGGCTGACTATCAGACAGGAAGCTTGAGAGTAGAGAATGATAATAGTGTCTATTGTATAGACAATCAAATAGGAGACAACTCCGTAATCATTTCAGTTGGATATGATTGGAGAGTGAGAAGAAGAAAGGTTACAAAAACCTGGAATGAATTTACACAAAGTTTTGACATTTCTGGTTTTTCAACCACATCTGCTATAAATACCGATATTCAAGGTAATAATATCCTGGGAATTATAAACTCCGGTACAAATACTTACGATGTCTACTATAACAGAGTAACTTCCAATCCAAATACCAATGACACTCTAATAATAGAAAGGGTTTCATGGAACGCCGATACCAACTCATTTACATCACCAACAACTTTATCCAGCGACACTTTTTCTATACATGGAGATGTAATAGCTTTTAGAAGAAACTCCTCCGTATTGATTGGAAATACAATATATCTTTTGGATTATTTTGTTGAGAGAGGTACTAACTTAGTAAATGGACAGGGCTACAGAACATCCTCTGACTACTTTGAAGTTTTCTTAAGAAAAATAAATACAGATACGGGGTCAGTATCCATAGACCACATGCTGGAACTGACTACTCCAGAATTTACGGCTGGAAAGTATTACTTTGTTCCATTGATTCCTGGTCACACACTTTTGACCTCAACATCAAATAACCCAGTTATGGGAATTTTCCAGGACGGGACTAATGTAAAAATTCTGGGGTGGCTGGAATTGTCTATTAAAGAGTTTACCAGAGTAGGTACAGGAAGTGATGCAACACTTGAGTATATATTCCTGGGAAATTCAACAGTATTGCAATATGGTCAGATTTATTCTGGAACAGATTCCAGATTCGACGGCTCAGTTACCAATTCAGGTCCCGCACAACTTACAACATCACACTCTCTTTTGGCTATGGATAAGGATGCAGGACCTAACAGCTTCTATACGGATGGAACTCTCTTTGTGGTAAGTGCCACAGATTTGCCATTTCACGTTATATCAGTAAATGTCTATCCAAACTTTTCAAATTATGCCAATGACTATATTGCCTACAATCCAGACGATACTACATGGCACAGATGTAGTCCAATCACACTCTCTGTAACAGACCTAATCACAGCACCTAATGATATATATCTGGATAAACCTTTCTCTACAAGAGAGACGGGATTTGCAGGATACACATTTTGGAACGGATATGAAATATCCTCTGGAGATAGCCTGGTTATTCCAGAAAAGAGTGGAAATTTCTATAACTCTCTCAAGTTTTTTTCTAATGCCTTTACTACAACAAGTAGTTTGAATAAGGGTACAATAGTTGGAAACTGGTTTATACTGAGACCTGACATTTATAACCTAGCCAGTATAAATTTTGCCTACCTCGATCTTGGAAATCTTTTGGGAGATACTGTAAGATTTCTGGTTCTTCAGAGAGAGAATACCGATTTTAACATAGTACAAGAGGCATCTTTTCCAATTAGAATAGACATATCAAATTTTGCTCCTCTTCTAACTGTTCAAACCGTAGAATCATCCTTTAGAGGTTATTTTATAAATGATTCGGCAGTTGAAGAACATACGCTCCCTTCCACCTTTAGTGGAATACTGACGGATGTGTATGACTATAGATACACCTATCTACCAGGTTCGGGCGAACTTGGTCTTTCAAAAAGAGCCTTGTACCTAAATGGTACAAATATTTATTCATTTGATGTAGATACTATGTCTGGAGTAGATATTCTATATGATTTGGAGACTACTCTTAGTGGAAATCTAGGAAGGCTTGAGACATCTAACTATGTTGCATCTGGTCAATATATTTTTGTAACTACCAGTGGAGATTTTCCTATGTTTTATCAAAAGGATAATGACTCCGAGACGTTTATTTATTATAGCGGTCTGCCTGATTCTAGAGCAACAATCATAAGACTGGATGACCGTGTATAAAGGAATCTATGAGAACTACTAATCTAGAACATGTAATATTGGATTTGCTGGAATCATCCAGCAAGAATATGAAAACAGCCCCCATGAACCTTGGTGGGGTCTCTGGACCTGCGGGAGGTTTTGGTGCTCCTCCTGGAGGCTTCATAGGTCAGCTTCCTCAAACAAGGGTTTCTTACGATGAGGATGAATTAGCTAGTTTAAGTACTCCAGCCTCAGGTATGTCTTTGTTGGACAACTTGAATCATATAAGATATAGACTTGACCTTGTAGAAAGTGGTTCTTCAATCACAGTAATAGATGATAATAACTTACTAGCCTATGCTGATGTAGACACCATTCATTTTTCAGGCATAGCTCTTGTAGTAAATGACCTTGGAAGTGGAGATATACAGATTGTAGTAACTGCGACTGGAAGTGGGGGTGGTGGAGTTCCAGAAGCTCCTAACGATGGAATTACCTATGGAAGAAAAAGTTCCGCATGGTCCAGTCTGGATGCTGAATATCTTAGATTGGATACAACTAATAGCCCTCTTATAAATCAACTTCTAATCATAAATCCAAACAACGCTGCGGGCGGTATTTACGTTCAAACTATTGGCGATGCCTTTACTGCTGATGTAGAACAATATACAGTAGATGACCAGGTAAATAATCCTACACTGTTCTTATATAGAGAAACATCTGGAACTGGTGACATAGTAAGTCCAATGTTGGAAATGTGGCAGGATAGCACAGGGACTGGAGAAATTACTGGTGGTTTTATTCACATTATAGATGTAGCCACAGGAAAATTTTTTGATGTGGATGTGAACGGTGCTCCAAATATTCCTAGTGGTCAATTTTATAATATTAATGGAATTCCACATACACACGATTTAATTGGTTCTGGAATAATAGTAGAGGAGTTTGACGGTAATCCCTCTGTAGCCGGAGTAGAAAAGATAATTTTCTCCGGGGCTGTTGTAATAGACAATTTTGACAACTCTGTAACTGTAGTAATTTCTGGAGGAGCAGGAGGAAACGTAGTTAATCCATCAGTAGAGGACAATTTTGTTTCCTTCAACGATGCAGTAGGAACACTTAAAGATAGCGGAGTCAGTGAAATGGACTTCCCTAGATTATTCTTTATTCAAGCCGTTCCTACAATGAATGATGATTTTAATGATGGATATAAAGAGGGAGATATTTGGATTATTCCTTCCAGCGGAACGATATACATATGTACTGATAATACACCCATGTACGCAATATGGAAAAGAATATCTTTTCCTTCGGCTGAAAATCCAAACGACATGATTTTTGCAGACTCTACTGGATTTTGGCTGCCAAAATCTATAGAAAATACTGTTGTTACAATAAGAGGTACTACAGGAAGTCCTGGGTTTGGAGGAGGATTAGATGCAATATATGATGCCAGATATGCAGCCATTGCAGATGCTTTCACAAATGAAAAAGCACAGGACGCCATTGCAGCAGCATTTGCAGCAGGAACACAGACCGGACTAACTATAACATATGACGATGTTAACAATAAATTTGATATAACAGTTACAAGCACGGGTGATGGTAATCCTGCCAGAGCCTGGATTGGTTTATAAGGAGAATGAATGGAAGTACTTATACTGGATACAACTAGCAAATCTATAGAATTTTCTTTGGAGGAAGCCCATACTACCAATCCTGTCGATATTACAACTAATTGGGCAGATTCAGGAGCTGCGTTCACAGAAGGAAGCACACAGTCGCAATCGAATGGAACTACTCCAGTTACGATTGTAGCTGCTCCCGCCGCATCTACTAGAAGGCTTGTAAGAACTGTTACTGTCCATAACAATGATACAGTAACACATAACATAATAATCAAAATAAATGTTTCAGCAACACTATACTTTGTTTACAAAAATGCAATTGCGGCAGGAGTAAGCTGGAGTTCCAATAATTCTGACCTCGTAAATGCACAAACTTTGCAGGGAGTAACTCCTGGTGCTGGAGGCTTATCCATTCTGGACGATGCATCTACTGCTGCAATTAGAACCACACTTGGATTGGTAATAGGTACGAATGTACAGGCTTGGGACACTGAACTAGATACCTGGGCAGGCAAGACTCCTCCATCAGGAACTGTGGTTGGAACGTCTGATACCCAGACTCTTACAGCCAAAAGAGTGCAGCCAAGACCTGTGGCAGTAACTGTAAATGCTGCTCCAACATGGAATACAGACAACGGGGATATATTTATCATTACATCTCAAAATGCTGCCATCACTTCAATGACTACCAACCTCTCTGGCACTCCTGCATCTGGAGAAAAGATAGAGATGGAAATTCTGGACGATGGAACAGCGAGAGCAATTACGTGGGGAGCAAGCTTTGCCAGCGGTCCAGGAACTCTTCCTACAACTACTGTACTAAGTAAGTGGCTGTACGTAGCCTTTGAGTGGTCAGCAAGCCGTTCAAAGTGGATTTGTCTAGCAGCCGGAAGTGAACAATAATGGCAGATACAATATTTACCCAAACACTTGATACAAACGGAGACGGTCAAAATGGTTATACCCGTGTTATTGGATTTGCGGTTGCGGCACTTACTCTTCCTTCTGCTTCTATAGCTAGAATTAGATTTACTTTACAGGCTGGAACTACACAGGCAATCACCTTATCCGGTGTCTATGTGGAACATGCCGCCGCCGCAGGAGATGCTTACGATTTTCTTGCCACTCCTGTGCAATTGTTGTTTGCCGGAAGTGGGTCGAAAGTTATTGCTGCCAATACAAGTGAAGTGACGGATTGGGCAACATTTGCCTATAATAAAACATCCGCCCTGCTCATGGCGTGGAATTGTAACGGCGGGACCGGGTCGGATATGTGCAGATACAAGTCTGCTGTAACCAACGTCACAGACTACAGCAAAGCTGCCGTCAACGAACCAGCAACGGTGAATAAAACGGGGTATACACCACTGGGAAGCACCTGTATTCTGGTGAATAAGATTGAAGTGGAAACAGCAGAAAGTAACTTCTTTTTCGTATTCTAACATGGAGATTTAATGGACAATGAAACAGTGGTAAGACTTATAGAAGCAATAATCATTTCAGCCGCAGGAATAATGGTGGCTTATAATAACAGAAAAGCTCCAAAAACCGAGGAAAAAAAAGCCCAAACTGAGGAGGAGAGAGTACAAAACGAAAACTATTCTTCACAATTTTCAACATCTAAAACGCTGCTTGATTCCACAAAGGCACTAATTGAAATTTCCAGTCAGTTAATAAAAAGTGTGGAAACCCAGAAAGAAGAACTTCAAAAGAAATACAATGAGACAGAAAGCAAATACGAAGAGCTTCTTCTGGAAAGCAGAGAATTAAAAGAATCCACAGAGGCACTAAGAAGGGAAAATCATAGGGTACTTGCAATTAGCAATCAGCTTATTCAAGGAATAAAGATTCTTCTTACACAGCTTCGTGCTATGAACATGGAACCTCTTTGGCAACCTCCTCAGGAATTATTGGATACGATAGATCGCCGTCTCAGAAAGAAAGACCCTTCTGGAGGCTAATATGAAAGTAATAATACCCGACCTTGATTTTTATGTAAAAGAGTGTAACTTCCTGATAATGAAGGAGGCTGGAGCAAAAGGAACCATTATAAGGGCTGGACAGCGTTATTGGAAGGATTCCAGAGCACCAGTATTCATGAAAGGAGCCGCAGAGGTACATCTACCTATTGGTTCATATTGGTACTTCGATAGCAGGGAAAGCCCAAAGAACCAAGCCAGGTACTGGTCTGAAGTTCTTGATGGATTTCACACACCTCTTTACTGTTGGACTGATTTTGAAGATTCCTACAATGGAGCATATTCTGGATGGAAAAACTGGTATGACTTTCTGGAATACTCCAAACAATACATGCCTGGAAGAAGCTTCGGAATTTATACTGGATACTATTACTGGAAGGATTTTGGACCTAATCCTCTTTATTTTCCTAGAGAGGCATCATATTTTGGAAACTATCCCTTATGGCTTCCCTGGTATACGGAAAACAAAGCACTAATAAAGATTCCCACCATTTGGGATAAAGAAACTTTCTGGCAATTTACCGAAAATGGCGATGGAAAACTTTATGGTGGATTAAGCGATGGAATGGATTTGAACGAATTCAATGGCACAGAGCTGGAATTTATAGAATATTTTAAACTGGAGACAGAAGAACAAGGAGAACCCATGCCTACAACTACTACTTATAGAGGAACCATTACATGGTCAGAAGATGTAAATGTAAGAAAAGCCCCTTACGTAAATAATATTACAAATCCTGTATTGTATATACTTCACAAGGGAGACGTATTTACCGGAGTGGATATAAAGGTAATCGTTCCCGGGGTGGAGGAATGGATGCAGTTGGTTTCAGGAGACTGGTTTGCCCTTCGTTATAGTGGAAACCTAAGGGGAAACTACGAAGTAATACCTCCATCAGAAGAACCTCTTTCTCCAATAAATAATATTACCATAGAACTCTCTGATGGTTCGGCTTGGAAGACAAACGCATTTACAAAGATTAAATAACCATTAACTACAATAGTTCCTCATAAGCGTGGGGAACTATTTATTTTTTAAAATAAAAACCGATTTTGGACAATTAATGAAAAACAAAAGCTGAATTTATTCACCCTATGGGGGGGGGGTAAGACAAGGCTGGAATATTTACAACATTTTTATGGAGTTTTTATGACATCTTTACGGCATTTTTAGGAGGATTTTATGGAGACTTTGGGGAATTTTGGGGAATTTTGGGGAATTTTGGGGAATATAGTAGAGGAGTCTGTGAGGTACACAGGGGCATCCCGCCAAAAAATTCTGGCGGGATTTTATTCGTGGGATATGGGGGGATTCTCTGGAGATTTTCTGGACTAAAATAATCCCCTCGCCGTGACGAATACCACCTCTGCAAATTTTGACACGATCACGCCGTATACTACCAAAACCAACAACACGAAAAGCAGTAATTTAGCCATGATATACCTCATTTCAATTGTCTGATGTTTTGATGTGATTCCCCTCCCATATTTCGGGGAGGGGATTTTGCTCACGTGGGAGAGGTTATACCTCGAGTTCTCCCTTATCAGCCGATTTACTTTCCTTTTTCTCTGCTGATGGGATATTTCCCATCCAGAATTTGGCACGGGATGCAATTTGCATCCTCTCAACAAATCCGGCGAACGTGTTACCGCCAACAAACTCAGGAGAGGTTTTACCCTCTTCTGTCACCCATACTTCAAGGGTGTCGCTCCCGCTGTAGGTTGCTTTGACGGTTTCAATGTAACCGGGATTCTCAGTCAGGATATGTTCAATAGCCATGACCGGAGTCTGTGCGCCGGGATTGCGTGTACCAACAAGTTTTGACCACAATTCGAGAGTCTTCTGCGATTTGGTCACGTTCTCGCCATTAATTGTCAATGCAAATTTCGCCATTAGATTACTCACTTTCTTTAGTACCATCCTGTTATTGTTTCAGGCTGTTACATATAACAATCATGGGGATTGCTACCCTTTGTAGATTTTCTACTATTCACTTGGCAGGTCCATTCTTGCGGGATTTTGGCGGGTGCGTTGGCGTGGGCGTGATGTCCGTTACATCATTTGTCCGTAGTGCTATGGGCTGGGATTTGGGAGGGGAAAAATCCATTTCCCGTACGCCAAACCATGACTACATAATACAGCATATCAAATAAAATTGCAATCCGAATCGGACGAGTTTTATTGCCGAATCGGACGAGTTTTATTGTAGTTTTTATAGGGGATTCTCATATGGGTAATTTGTCCGTTGTATATGTTTGGCAGTACAAAAAAAAGATTCTCTTACATTCCCCTATTCTCCCTGCTTCTCTTACATTCCTATACTTTCCCTTTATTCTCATTATATGCTCTAACAATATTCTATGGATTCCCTTGGAGCATACTTTCCCAGATTTTCCCTGTATAAAATTCTTTATACCTGTATAAGTTGTCAGACAATAGGCTTAAGGCTGTCTAGATGAGTGTTTGCATAGTTGTTAAGATTGTCTCATATTGTCTTAATGTCTATCGCTTAAGCTTAGGGTGTCGAGGCGTACCCATTGGGAGCATTGGAGGGATTCCCTCCAGGAAATTTTCTGGGAAAATCTCTGGAAAACTCCCTAAAGGGACACCGAAAGTTAATTGAGAATAGTATTAGAATTTAGTTGGAATTTTCAGCAGTAATTCATTCTACGGAATCCGTAAAAAAGAGGTCAGAAATGAAAACTATACAAAATTCAGAAGAAAAAGCCAAAGCTATTGACACAGCTTTAAAGCTTCAGAAAATCCAGGAAGCAGTATCTAGAAATGAATCCAGAGGTTTAGCCAGAATTTCCCGCTTTATTATGTCCACGTGGGATTTACTGTCTATTCTGACAAAAACAAAGCATGGGGAAAGTATAGTAATTGATTCTGAGGGGAATGTTTTTAGAGGTAGGGTTAATACAGAAAAATTACAGGCTTTACCCGGTAAGGTTTCAGGATTTAAGAATAATGACTTCGATGCGGCGGGTTTACAGGAATTTTTTACTACAAAATCATATGTAAACTCCCCAGCACCAACCTTCAAAAATGCATGGGAAGGTTCCGTAAAACCTCCCAAAAATATCGACAGCCCAATTCTCGAAGAATGGATGGAAAAAATTAATCATCTATCTCCAGAGGATATTGTTACTATAAATAAGGTCACAAAAGACATGGCAACTTTCCTGGAAATCACCATAGAAGGTTTTCCGATTACAGTGGGAATTTTCGAAAAAACTGGTACGGCATATTACTACATTTTCCAGGGAAAAAGACACGAACTCCGGTGAGAGAAAAATTCATATAAATTAGCCTCCCAAATCGGGAGGTTTTTTGTTGTCAAAAACCAAGAAAAATGAGGTAAAAAATTATGCAACAAATATTCGTAACCTCCGGTCATCCGTGTTGCAAAATTCCTGTAATAAATCTTTTGGCATTGCAAACAGATGAGAAATCCATGCTAAAGGATGTCAAGAAGGTTAGGAAAATGGCAGCAGAAAGATTCAGCAGAGAAATTGATGTGAGATTTACTCCCGCTGATTTTTATTGGGCAATTTTTGAAGAAATTACCGATGAAATTCCCACCTTATATTCAGACAATTGTCCAAAGGAATTGGTGCAGAAATGAATGACAAGTCTCTAGATGATCTGTGGGAAGAAAATATTTCCCAACAAAAAGAGCTGGAAGCATTGGCTGAGAAATATCTTCAGCAGGAAATGAATTGGCTTAATCAGCACAAAAATCATGGGAAGATTCTTATTCATCATTTTTCTGAATTTCGTGAAGAAGTTCGGGTTAAAGAAGATAACTGGATTTCTTTGAGTGATACTTCTGAAACTATTCGCTGGGAATTTATTTTTGAGTGTCACTGCGGAGAATCTTACAAAGTTATAGATGAAAATACTCCAGAAAAACTTCGAATAATTTAGTCCCTAAACCGGCTTGAAAAAAGAATTGAGATTATTATGAGAAAATCCATCGTAGTAAGTTACAACGAAGAAACCAAAGAGCTTTTTCTCCCTGAAAGTGATTATCAAGATGTGGAAGGTTTTGTGGAAATAGTCCATCATCTTCCCCACAGAGTTCCTGTCAGAGTAAATTTTGAATCTGGCTTATTGGAAACTTTGGAAGAACTCCTGGAATACTATTATAAGGATTATGAGGACATTACTTACAGGGAAGATATTCTGGAAATTCTTACCAGAACTGGAGAATAAAATGTCCTTGTATCAGAGAGAGAAATTTATTAGGAAAATTCGCTGGTATAATCGCTTGATAGGGTGCAAACTTAACTGTCTGGTAATTATTCTCGCGCTTGGATTTGGAATTTGGCTGTTTTTTCAACTAAGAAATATTCTGTTTTAGGAGATTCCATGAGCTTTTTTAAAAGAAAGCACACAAAAAATGACAAAGAACCTCGTATAATTAATCGTATGATTGATACGAGAAATTCCATATTTGAAATTTTGGCAAAAATTCAGGAAGAAATCAAAAAACTCCATACCCTGAAGGAAATTTTTGACAAAGAAGATAAAAAGAAAGGAGAGTAAATATGCAGAAAGGACAGTCTTCAGCTTTGCTGGCGATTCTTCTGGTAGCATTTGTCCTGATTTTCCTGCTACTGTTGAACGCACCAAAAACTTACGAATGTGGCTGGACGGTTTGGGAAACTTTTCAGTACATTTTTGGTTTCCGAGAGCTTTGCTATTAAACCAAGGAGGTTTCTTCAAAGATAATTAACCTATTTTTCTGGAACAAAAAATTCACAGACATTTGAAAGGAGATTTTGAAATGAAAAAACTGAATATTTACGGAGCAATTTTGGGGATTACTGTTCTGTTCGTTGTTCTGGCTGTTGTCATGGGAAATCTCACCCTTCCTGCCTGGGCTTATACAGCGAAGATTCCTCCCGAATCTTCCATGATACAATACACACAAAGCTGTGTGATGCCCGTTGCAAGCCATCTTGAGGAATTGTGGAAACAGAAGTGTGTTCTATATGCTGGAGAACTTTCCACCAAAACTTCCTACAAGCATCTGGTGAAAACTTCCTCGATTGTGCCTACTGAAATGGTCACGGGAACTATCCCTACGGAATCTCAGGCACAAACTCCCCCCACAGAATTTACGGAAACTCCTCAACCAGAGGCGACAGAAACAGTTTCGACTCCTCCCTCCGCCGTTCCCTCCAAAGACTGTAAGAACAAAAATGCAGGAAAGGATGGGACACCTTCGGAATGTAACGCAGGAGGAGGTCAGGAAAAGAAATAGGGGGAAAAATTTTAGGGGGTGTTTATAAAAGATTCTCAAGAAATTGGGAGTCTTTTATAAACACAAAAAAGGAGAAAATATGTATGAAATTCTTTCTAGAATATTATATGGAATAATAGCTTCAGTAATTCTTTTTGGACTATATCTTTTGGAGAAATTAATTAAGGATTTTGGAGAAAATTCTACTCCGAAAAGTTGGACAAAAAATATGCCAGAGATTCTTGTCTGGATTTTACATTTTTTTGTTGGAAATGTTGTAATAATTGCCATACTTTTTTCTGTTATTGGAATTTTTTATCTTTTTGGAGGATTGTTCCTCTAGGAAGTTGGAGAAAACACTGTGATAACAAAAGAAACTTTTTTTAAGTTGGTGAACAAAACTAACAACCTTGAGAGTAATTTATATGACTCTTTTTTATCTATTGATCATAACAAAAGAGATGTATGGAATTATATTCCCTTTCGCCATGCAAATTCCTTATGGGAAGTTTTACAAGCCCTTAAGGTAGAGTTTCCAGGAAGAAAAAATCTTGGATTTTTAGACGTAGGAGCAGGAAGTGGAAGAATTGTTCACATAATGAAAAAAACCGGACTTTTTTCAAAAGTTTGTGGGGTGGAATTCCACAAACCTTATGTGAACTTTGGTAGAAAATTGTACAAATTAAATTCTACAGAATTAATCTGCAAAGATGCTTTTACCGTAGATCGAGAATTTTTAAAGGATATTCATATGA